TAGTCGATGCCGCCCGCGCCGAAGTCCAGCCGCGCGCGGATCTCCACGCCGTCTACGTCGAAGCCGTTGCGCGTTTCCACTTGCAAACCCTCGAAGCCCGCCAGATATGCGTACTCGATACAAGGCAACACCGCGGGATCGGCGAAGACATACCACGCCGTCGCGCTCTTGGCGTCCAGCCGCGGGTCAACCACCAGCTCGAGTTTTCCGGCGAACGGGTTCACGTTCGTAGCCTGCGCCGGCGCGATGGTGGCGAGATACTTTTCCGCCGTCGTTTCGATGGCCGCGGGCACCAACAGATACTTCGGCGTTGCGTTGATCGCCGTCGTACCGTCCAGGCCCTTCATGCTGCGCAAGGCAAGGCGCGCCGCGCTCAATGTCGTGTCGCTGATCGCCGCGCCCGAGCCGGCCAGGTTGCCATGATTGGCGTGAAACAGGTTGACGTTATCGGCCAGTTTCGGACCGCCGCCGCTGTTCTCGGTCAGCTTGTCCACCAGGAACGAATTCTCGAATTCCATCGCCGCCAGGCCCCAGCCGGCCGCAATATCGGCCAGCAGGCCCAAATCATCGTTGATGACCAATTGCCGGCTCATGCCGAAGACCTTGCCGAACGTCGCGACGGCGTAGCCCTCGCGCCCATCGACGATAGCGCCGCGCTTGAATTCGCCTTTTTCGTTGACCTTTTCGAGCGCCGGCAATTCGCCGCGCCGGACTAGGTTCCGGCCCTTGAAGTCAGGATGCGAGGCGCCCCGCTTGCAGACGGTCTTCAAGCCGCCCGGCGCCGCCTGATACGCCATCGCCACCGCTTTATTAGCGAAGACGCCCACCACGTTTGCCAAATCGGACGTGGTATTCAGGCTTCGCGTGATAACTTCGGCGTCGCTGCCGAGTGCATTCACCCCTCGCAGCCGTAGCAACTCGCGAGCGACGTCCGCCAGACGCCGGCCCACGAATGGCCGCGCCTGCTCGCACGGCTTGAAGCTCGGGTCGATGCGGCAATACATCGCTTCGCCCGCGGCGCGGGTCACGTCTTCCGGCGCCGCTTCGCGTGTCACCATCGCCGGCGCGCGGTTGTCGATCTTCGGCGCGTTGCGCACGGCCTCTTGAATGATCGCGGCCCGCGCGTCTTCCAGGGTCGCGTTGCGCTGAATCAAGTCATCCGCGAAAGCCGCCGCGACGCCCACGGCCTCAGCGATACTTCGGATTTGGGTTTGCAGTTCCATAATTACTCCTGATCGGGTTTTTGCTTGCGGATCGGCCGCAATCGGTACAAATGAAATTTCCTGGACTTGGATTTGCTCGGCCTCGCGAATCCGCGCGCCGCCCTCGGTGAATTCGCGCCACTTCGGGACAGTGAAGCCAAACGAAAGCGAATCGAGAATGCCCGTCTCGATATCGCGCCGGATGCCGGCCAGCTCGGAACGGTCCGATAACCGGATAGTCGCCAGCGCCCGGCCGCCGTCGATGCGAATGTTTTCCGCGCGCCCGATCATCGAATCGACGCGCCGTTCATGGTCTTTAAGCACTGGCACGCTGGCGCGGATTGTCCAGGCGGCCGGCTTCATGCTCAATCGCTCTTTGTATTCGCCCTGAAAGTCCCGGCGCACGACATCGGCGCCGGTGGAAATGACAGCTTCAACTGTTCCGCGTTCGGCGTTGAAGGTTGCCGGCTCGAAGGTTGCGCTTCTGATAATCGTTTCCATGTTGATCCTTTCGTGATGTGTTCAAACCACGCCGCGGCCTCACGTTGCCGGCGTGTCATTGGTTTGCCCTTGCAGGGTTGTTTTTCTCGCGTCGCTGTCCAGCATCAGCCCGAGCGCATCGGCGCGCGCGTTGTCGGCTGCGATTTCGCGGTCGATATCTTCGGCGTTCCAGCCCATCGCCGAAACCGCTTCGGCCCGGCTCATCAGCCCGGCGCGAATCTTGGCAATCACGGCCGCCGTTTCGCTCTTTTCATCGAGCATCGAAATTTGCGGCCCAATCCACCGCGCCGGCTGCGCTTCCTCGATCACGCCCAACGCGACGGCCAGCCGCATCCACCGCGCCAGGATCGGCGCGCATACTTGCGGCACCATGAAGCCGTGCTGAATCGCGTCGATATTCCGCGCCCATTCGAGTAGCGCCATGCGGCCCGATGCGAAAGTGCAACTGGAGATATCATTTGCCAGCAGTTCGTAAGGCACGCCGGCGCCGCTCGCAATCTTGCGCAACACGGACCGCACAAACGGGTCATACGTCGGCCCGGCGTCCGGTGGCTTGCTGAATTCCACGATTTCCCCGGGTTGCAGCCGCACCATCGAGCCAGGCTCAAGCGTCGGCGTTGCGTTCGTCCCGTTCAGCGGGTTCGAGCCGTCCGCCGTCTGGACGTAGCCGCAATACAGGCTCGCGACCTTGGCCCGGATCGTTTCGGCCTCTTGATACTCGGCCAACTCGCGCAACGCCACCAGCACAGGCGCCAGCCACGGCACGCCCCGCTCGGCGCCCGGCATGATCGGCCGGAACACATGCAGGCACTCGGACGCCGGCACGAAGACGGACCGCATAGACGGCGCCAGCGTCGGATGCCGCTCGTACAGCCAGTAGCCCACGCGCCGGACGCCCTCGTATCGGATACCGGCGTAAGTGTTCACATCGACGCGCGAAGTGTCCAGGAATTCCGGCCCGAGTACTTGCAGGCTCATCGGTACGGGCGCGCCCGGTTCGACACCGAAACGGATGAAGCATTCGCCGCTCACAATCACGGTTTGCAGCGTCAGCCAGAGAAACTGAACCCAATCGAGCCGCCCGGCCGCGTCGCAGCGGTCAGCCCATGCGCCCCAGGCGTCGGTAATGGCCCGGTCTTTGAACTGTGGCACCAGCCCGGATGCGCCGATCACGGCCGCCAGCGTCCCGTCAACGACCTTCCGGCACCAGGGGTTGTTTCGGTGTTCGCCCTCGCTGCGGGCGCGCAATATTACCGGGTTGTCTGTCCAGGAATTGACCGCGGCCGGCGTAGCGTTCCAGTTTGCGAGCCGGTTGCCGGCGCCCGCCGCGTCCCAGGTCACGAATGAACCCGCCCGGCCTAGCAGCCGGTCTAGAATTGCTCGAATCATGAATGTGTTAAATCCCCTCGTATTAGGGCATGCTAGGATCGAAATTAGGCATGCGGAAGTACCCGTGTCCGGTTCCCGGATGTGATAAGGAAGCGGAGTATGTCAGATTTGACTCCGAGGAAGTTTTGATTCCTTTCAACAAGACTTTGGAGCAGATGCCCAAAACACGTAAGGGTCACATCAAGCCGCTCGGTGTGCAGAGAAATATATACGTAGAGTGTCCAATTCATGGTGTGAAATGGTTCGGGCAAATGGGCCATCACGTCAGCGTTAAGTTTTGACGCTCGATCTTGTCCGCAGTCTGCGACGGAAGTATTCCCCTCATTCTCATGTCCTGTCAGTAGCCAAGTGGTGCAATCATCCAACCCGCGACCGACTACACCAAAAAATCCTTTGACGGGTGGCCCCTTGGCCGCGCGACCACGCCCACCAGCATCTGGCGGTACTTGTCGGGGTCACGAAGGCGGGCTTTCCAGCGGGAAACCTGGACATGACTGATGCCGGTCTGCTGCTCTGCCTCAGCCTGAGAAATCCAGTTCCGTTCTGTACTGGTTTTTTTGGGCCTTCCGCCTTCCCGCACCGTCCCTTCCCACCACGCCACGAAAAGCCCGCTGGTCCTTCAGCCGCGTCAGCTCGTACAGCGTCCGCCAACTGGCGGGGTAAATTCTGACCATGGTCAGAATTTGCTATCGCTGGACACTCTGCAACAGCCATGAGCCTGTCGGCGGTCCGCTGCGAGAACGGCGACAAACATCAGGCCCAACCCTCCCCGGTAGGCTCAGCCACGGTTAGCATGTCGTAATCGCGTGCACTGGCTTGCCAGTCAATCGCCAGCCGCATTCCGCAACGCGGACACCGCCCGGCTCCATCGGTGGCAACTTCGATGCTGCGCTCACAGCCGAAGCACACCAGGTTATAGACCTCGTTTTCTCTCATTTCTTACCCCCTGAAAAGGTACTCGCCACCTGCCCAACT